TGAAAAGCCGCCAAAATCTTGAACGCCCTGCAATTTTTCTTTTGCCGTGCTTCCCATATGGGTTACATCAATGATTGCGCTTTGACCATCAAAACCAGAAAGTGAAACAATTTCACTAATTTCCGTTAATGTTGCTGGCGAATCGCCTGTATCACCAATTTTTAATGTGATGCCCTGTGATGTTAATGCATTTGTTGTCATGTTAAATCCCTTATTGCTTATACGTTACGGTAAAATTTGATAAATTTCGATATAAAAAAGGTTCTTCCGTATTATCAAATGTATCAAAATCATTTTGCATGGTTACGCCAGCAATATCAACAAAGTTTTGTGGCGAGTCATCACCATAGTACACAATACCAACAAAACCATCAAGCATGGCTTCAACCTCGGCGGCAATCTCTTTTGCCTTCCAATAGTCCAATGAATAACAATCAATTTGAATTTTGGCTTGTGCAATGCCATCTGGTGCGTTTATGTGCCGCCAGCGTTCGGAGTCGGTGCGCTGTAATACAATAAAATCGCCCGTAATGTTATCATCCGCCCGTGCCGTGAAAACATCTACGTTTTCAATTGAAGAAAGTTTTGTAAAAAGGGCGCGTTCTAATATCTTAACCATTGTTCTACTTCGTTAATTTGTTAAATTCTTTATCAATATTTTTTTGCAATCTTTCTTTTAATTGCTTGATCATTGCACCTTGCGCACGCTCAAATGCGGGCACAAACCAAGGCTTCGCGGGTATTGTGCGCGTTCCGTACTCTAAAAAGAACCCCCAAAACGATTTCCCTGTTGATACAAATGCCGCCTTTTGTGATTTTTTTGTACGTGCTTTGCCAACTTTTAAATTTTTATATAATTGCCCGTATTGTGCGGATGCTTTTGATTGCACTTGACCGCGTGGCGCGGCGGCTTTAATTTCTTTTCGCGCCTTTCTTACAGATGATGTAACCGCGCTTTGTAACGCCCGCCCGCTTGCGCGTTCTGGCAACTTTTGCAAAGCCGCGTCCAGCTCCTTAAAACCCTCTGTTTTTTGTGTGATTTTCATTATTTAAAATTCTCGCTAACTGCTGTAAACCATAAATATCCATCGCGGCGGGCGGATCGGTCTATATGTTGGATATAATAATATTGATCTTGCCATTTTACACGCCAAGATGTTTTTACATCATCCCTATACCTTATTTTAACACGAATTGTTTGTTCATTTTGAAGGCGCGATGATTGTATGGCTTCACTACCTTTTGCCGTTAATACATCGCTAAAAAAAGGCGTGGCGGGGCTTGTGCCAGATAAATCCGACCAGCTTTTTTTGGGCACGCCAAAATCTTTTGTATTTGTTGGTGATTCAATATATATAAAATCATCTAATTGCCCTGCGCCCATGCTCAATGCCTTTTCTAAATTATTTCACGTAAATTAACCCGTTCAAAACAATGTAAATTTGTGTTTACTGTTGCATTATACACTTTTGCTGATATATATGGCACCGCTTTTTCAAAAGATTGAATCCATTTTTTATAATTTGAATACCGCACAATTTTTGGCGGGTGTGTTTCATCAAAACAATGTTTGTTTTGGTTTGGATCGTGCCCCATATCATAGCCTAATTTTTTTTGCGCCGCGCAAGCAAGCGAAATTTAATATCTGAAAACCAGAATTGCCGCCAGATGCTATGTAATCATCCCCGCCCCAATTCTTATTTGATTTTAAATTTATTTGTTCTAAACCCCATTTTGCCGCGGTTTGCGGGTTTGGTGTCCACTTTTCGCCCTTAAATTCTGGAAATGCGCGGTATGCATCCCAAACATCACAATCAGCGCAATACAAAACATCCGCCCATGGTGCTAAAAAGCCCATTTCGTTTACAACATAAACAGTTCCTTTGCCGCGGCAATAGTCTATATCAGATTGTGTAACGGATGGCCCAGATGCAATGCAAATGGCTATATCTTGTTTAGATTCCAAGGTTTTCACGATATGGGTATAGCAACGCATCAACCGCGGGATTTGCGTATGCCTGTTTATCAAGGTTTGCTTCTTTGTTTTTGTAAAGATCGCCAACAATTAACAACGCCGCGGCACGCATTGATGCGGGCACGGGATCAGGCGATTCACCTGTTGGTAATGCATCAAGATTACAATAATTACAAATAATTTCATCCGCCGCCGCAATATATATTTCAAGCGCGGAGTCCTCTAAATCATTTTGTATCCTTAAATGCGTTTTAACTTCGGCGATCTCAACAACGGGCATTATTTTTTAACCTTGGTTTCTTTTTTTTCATCCGCCGCGGCTGGTGTTTTATCTTCAACGGCTGGTGCAGCATTTTTTGTTGAATCTTCTTTTTCTTCAACTTTTTCCGCTTCGGATTTTTTGCCTTGGTATTTTGCAACCTTACATTCAACCATATGTTTTGCAATTGCCGCGGGCACGCCTGTTAAAACCTTGCCTTCATACATATTGCCATATCTGGTGTTTGTGTGTTGTTTTGTAATAATAATTGTTTTCTTCATCATCTTACTTTTCCCGTGTTTTGATTAAAAAAGGGCACCCGCTAAGGTGCCCTTTGATAATATCGTTATTCTTTTAAGTTATCAAGCCTGTAAAAGATCACCAGCAAATGATGATGCTGGGCGGTTGATTGCAAACGCCTTGCGACCTTTTGCGCGTACCGTAACAAGCCCTTCTTTGGCATTATCGCCATCTTGATTAAACATTTCAACAACCGTTCCTTGGCGGTTCCAGATTTGATAAGCAATATCAAACGCGGCAACAATAAATTTGCCGGGCGTCATGGCTGTTGTTACAACAACTGGCAAGCCCCAAAGAGTCGGCCCCATAAACGCGGATGGATCGCCAATTACATATGCGGCATCACTTGAACCACGCTTGATGCGCTCAATTTTGCCCCAGTCCGCGGGATTCATAATGATTGCCGTTGGCGCATAATCAGCTTCATAAACCTTGTAAATAGCACGGTTGATGCTGTCCAATTCGTTTTCACCTGTTGCGGGTGTAAACACTGTATGGTTGCCAGTATCTAAAATACCGCTAAGGTTTTGACCGCTTCCATCACCTTTGATCAATTGTTCATCAATGCGTTGATCAACAAAATGACGCAAGCGCACATCAACATATGATTGCAAGGCTGGCGCATCTGCCAAAACTTGTTCTGATAGTTTGATATACGTACCAACGTTTTTAACCGCGGCTTGCTCCAACTCAAATGTGATTGTTGATTCTGGCACCGCAACGCCTTCGGCTGTTTCAGCCGCGGCATTTGTTGCCAAAAGTTCACGGGTGTATTCAACCATGTTTGATGTTGTTATGCCTTGTGGAATAACATCACCAACGCGCAAACGTCTAAACGCGCCCGGAATAATGCCCGCTAAACGATCTGGTGCAACAATTGTATCGCTGTTTGCTGGCGGCGATCCTTCTTGTCCAATGATTGTATTGGCATTGATTGAAAATGATTTTCCAGCATTACCAAGTGCATACGCATCAAAACCATCTGAATTAATAAGGATTTGACCAAGCGTTTGTGGTGACTCTTTGCCGCCCAAAACGTTTTGTGCTGTTGATTGCTGTAATTCCAAAATCTGGTTTGAAATCCCGCTAATAACCTCTGCTTGTGCATTGATTTTATCAATGGCACCTTTTGCAAGGGTTCCCGTTTCTTCATTTGCTGTGCGCAATTCAGTTTCAAGCGCGGTTTGTGCGCCTAAAAAATCTTGAATTTGCGTGTTTAGCGTGTCTAGCGTTGCCGCCGCGTTTACTTCATCTGGCATTTTAATGTCCTCGTTTTTTTAAAGTTTGTGAAAGTGATGCAATTGCACCGTTTAGTTTTGGTTGATCAGCGCACGGCGATTGATCCTTTTCATCTGTAGCGCACGGCGTACCAGATAAATCTTTAATGATGCGGCGGCGTTCTGATCTTGTTTTTCCAGATTGCGCCAACGCAACATCAACTTTTCTTAATGATGAATTATATGCATTATCTTCATCATCTTCAACTGTTGTTTCATCACTATCCAGATAATCCGTTGCAAACCCTTGCTCAAGCGCATCTTTGCCGCTTAACCACGTTTCCGCATCCATCATTTGGGCAATGGTTTCTTGATTTATTCCAGTTTGTTTTGTGTAAACGCCCTGCATTGATTCGTCAAATTTATCTAAAGTATCGGCAGACTCGCGCATATCGTTTTTATTTCCAATGCAAACATACCAAGCGTTATGGATCATTAAAAAACCAGACTCGGCAATTTTAATTTCATCACCAGCCATTG